TCGTGAATTAAAAAATATTGCAAAATCTATTTCAGAAATAGCAGACCTTGCAACTGTTGTTGTTGATTTTGCAAAAAAAGTTCGAGCTATGATTGATTACATTAATAGTTTACCATTAAAACTTTATAATTTATTGAAGCAATGTTTGTCGAATTTGGTTGCGTCTTTAACTGCAGGATTTACGGAATTATTTTCATTATCTGGCAAAACAGACTTCACCGAAGCTATTGCGGTTTTCAATGACATAAAGAAATCTGCTGGAGAAGTTTATACTGCTGGATTAAAAGTCGTTGCAGCACCAATCGCTGTAGTTCAAGCAATAACTAATCCAAGTAGTGCATCTGATGTTGCAGCTGCAGGAGAAACGCTGAATACATACCTATCCACTATAAACATAACTGCTACTCCAACCGCAAACTTATCATCTTTTACAACTAATTAATATGGCAACAAAACCATCTGATGACTATTCGTGGACGGAACCCGAATCGCAGGCAAACAATGAAACGTTGCCAAAATACCCATACAACCACGCAACTATAACCGAATCTGGCCACAGTTTTGAGTTGGATGATACTCCAGGACGTGAGAGGATACGCCTTCAACACGGCGGTGCTCAAACTGATGGTATTGGCACTTTCTTCGAAATTCAGTCTGATGGATCAAGAATCAATAAGATTATTGGCAATAATTATGAGATTGTTGCCAAAGATAACAATGTTAAGATTAAAGGTGTATGTAATATTACCATAGAGGGTAATTCTATTGTTCATGTTATGGGTGACAAATATGAAAAAGTTGACGGTGATTATTACTTGGAGATTGGTGGCAAATTAACACAGACTGTTGCTGATACATCTTCGATACTATCAAATGGTGATATGACTGTTGGTTGTGGTGATCCAGTGACTGGCAGAATGAAGTTGTCCACTGGTGACCATCTTTTCCTGGAAGGAGATTTGGTTGTTTCTGGTGGAATAACTGCTGATGCAATCACATCTGAAACTAAAGTAAATGCTGGCACAGGCATGAGAGCTGGTCCTTTAGGATTTGTAACACTACTTGGTGGTGTTGCCGCAGGATTGGACATTGCTGTGCCACTACAAGTCAATGTGACAACAACTGTCAATGCTGGCGTTTCCGTTAACTCACCACTAATCAATGGTGTTATTGTTAAAGATGTTCGGGGTACGATGGAAATGATGCGAATGGTATTTAACACACACAGACATCCATCACCAAAGGGACCAACCGGTACACCCTTTGCACTAATGTAATGAGGTATTATGGCAAGCGTATATGAAAGATTGAATTTTAGTTTTGATACAGGTAAGTTTGGAGATTCCATTAATCTTTCCGACAACACAAAAAACTTTCTGAACACCGCACCAATTAAGTTGGAAGAATGGCAAAAGAATGATTTGGCCAATGGTAGTATTGTTTTAACGGATTACTATAAGAATCCGATGATTAATGTTACCACAAGATTGAGTAATAATGTTAATACAATGAATCAAATTGTTCAAACCATCGATACTTTTGACAATGGTTCTGGTACAGCAATGAAGGCAAATTTAACGAATTTGATTGTTGAAATACAAAACTATTTGAGTCACACATCAAATATTTCTGGTGTAAGTGAAGCAAAGGCTAACGTTTCGGAAACTTCAAATGTTGTGTCTCATTTTCCTGATTATGATAAATCAGTTAGTGTTGGTGAACAAATTTTAATGTTGACCAGTGCAACAGATGGTGTGTCAAACACAGTTCCTTTGTTGGGTAACTTTACCAGTTTGTTTATTTCCGATGAGATTACTGCAAATGCTAACAACATCATTAATGACATTATTACAGTAAGAAATAGTGTTCGTACCGAAGTAACTGGTGGAGAAACACCAGTTTCAAGTAACATATCGAATTTATCCACAGGTCTTATTACAACAATAACTGCCAATATTGTTGCTGCGAATACATTGTTATCGACTAGAAGATTGCATGACTGGAACTTTTTTAGGAATTCAATCAATATTTTAGAAGATTATAACAAAATGAACCAACTTGGACGAGTTGGTAATACACAAAAATACTTGATAAACAATCTGGTTGGTACAGACAAATACAAAAATAACCTTGGGTAATATAGATAAATAAGATATGGCCACAGTAATTTCATCTTCATCCAGACAATATAAAGATTTGGACCTTAACTTTTTGATACATCCAGTACGGAAAGATATCAATAAACATAAGGACGAAATGGCAGTTATCAATTCAATTAAGAATCTGATGATGACTAATCATTACGAAAGACCGTTTCAACCTGATTTGGGTTCTAACGTAAGACGCTTGCTTTTTGAAAACCTCGATAAGATTACCGCAATATCGATGGAAAGAGAGATTAGACAAGTTGTTGAGAACTATGAGCCAAGAGCACAGATTAAAACTTTGGATATCATACCTGATGTTGACAATAATGGTTTCAGTGTTCGTATGGAATTCTATATTATGAATATGACAGACCCCATAACAATTAATTTTTTCCTAGAACGAGTACGATAAATGGCAAATCGTTTAAGAGTAACCGAACTTGATTTTGATACAATCAAGACCAATCTAAAAACATTCCTCAAACAACAAACGGAGTTCTCCGATTATGATTTTGAGGGTGCTGGCTTAAGTGTTCTTTTGGATATTTTAGCATACAACACGCACTATAATGCGTATTACCTGAATATGGTTGCAAATGAAGGTTTCTTAGATACCGCATTATTGAGAAACTCGGTTGTGTCTCATGCTAAGAAACTTGGTTATACACCACGTTCAAATAAAGCAGCTAAAGCTGTGATTGATGTAACAATTAATGGTTCAACTTCTCAAGAAGATTACTTGACGATACCACGTGGATACACATTTATCAGTGGTCCCGTTGAAGGTAAAATTTACACATTTATTACTTTGCAAGACTACACTGTTTCGAAAACTGGAACAAACTTTGTGTACAATGATATTGAAATTTTTGAAGGTAAGTTACTTTCTTATTCATACAATCATTCCGAAATTAGTAATCCTAAACAAATTTATGAAATACCTGATGCTAAAGTAGACACATCAACATTACGTGTTACTGTGCAACAAAGTTCTTCGAACACGGAAACTGTGGTTTATAATCCTGTAGATGATTCAATTTCATTGACTTCGGATTCTAAGACCTATTTTCTACAAGAAGGACAAAACGGCAAATATCAAATTTACTTTGGTGATAACATTGTTGGCAAAAAACTTCCTGATGGTGGTGTATTAACATTAAGTTATCTAATCAGCAATGGTGAAGATGCAAATAAGGCTGCAAACTTTACTGGCTCTGCAGCAATTAATTATTTAACCGGATTTACAATCAACACCGTTACTGTTGCTGCTGGTGGTCGAACACGTGAAACTGTTGATGAGATTCGATTTGCTGCACCACTACAATACATTTCACAGAATCGTGCTGTTACCAAAAACGACTATATCAAATTAATTCAACAGAAGTATCCACAGTTTGAGGCTGTAAACGTTTGGGGTGGAGAAGAAAATGACCCACCAGTTTATGGTAAAGTTTTCATATCAGCCAAACCTAAAGATGGTTTTGAGATAACTGATACCGAAAAAGATTTCTTCTTACAGAATGTTTTAAAACCAATTAGTGTGTTGACTGTTACACCACAGATTGTTGACGTTGACTATAATTATTTAAAAATGATCTCAACAGTATATTATGACCCAACAAAAACTGTATTGGATTTAAACACCTTAAAAACTAAAGTTAGAACATCAATTTTAGATTTTTGTGAAAGCAATTTAAATTCTTTTAATGCTTACTTTAGGTCTTCTGCTTTAAAAACGGCAATTGACTCTTGTGACATTTCTGTTATTTCAAACGAGTTGGAAGTTTTCATTGCCAAAAAGTTTAGACCAGACCTCTTAACAACTTCAAATTACATTTTAGATTTTGGTGTCGAACTGCAACGTGGTACAACAAATGACAACTTCTATACGAGTCCAAATTTCACAGTATTGGACGAAAATAATATTGTTAGGTCGGCTTTCATTGAAGAAGTTCCATCATCATACACTGGTGTTGAATCAATCACTGTTACCAATCCAGGTATTAATTACTCATCAACACCAACGATTACCATTTTAGGTGACGGCCAAGGCGCCAAGGCAGTAGCGACAATCATCAATGGTCGTTTGTCTTATATCACAGTAACTAATCCAGGTGTTGGTTATACGACTGCTGCTATTGTAATTACTGGTGGTGGCGGTACATTGGCAACTGCTTCATCCGTATTGGAAAATAGATATGGTCAATTGCGTATTGCTTATTTCAAACCAGATGAAACGT